CCCTGCCTTCTGACCGCTTCGGCGGTCTTAAGGTGGTAGAAGGACAAGTAACCTAAGTCCTTCAGAAAGGACGGTAACGACTATGGCAAAGAGATACTACATCGCTTACGGCAGCAACCTCAACGTTCCGCAGATGCGGATGCGCTGCCCACGCGCCACGATCCTCGGAACGGCGAACCTTACGGGCTGGGAGCTGCTTTTCAAGGGAAGCAAGACAGGCTCCTACCTCACGATTGAGGAATGCGAAGGCGGCACGGTTCCCGTGGTGATCTGGGAAGTGACGGAATCGGACGAGGCGGCTCTTGACCGCTACGAGGGGTTTCCCACCTTCTACTACAAGAAGGACATCAAGCTGAAGTACAAGGGCATCCGAACGGGAAAGCGCAGGACGGTGACGGCGTTCGCCTACATCATGCACGAGGAGCGTCCCATCGGTGTTCCGAGCAATTTCTACATGAGGACTTGCCTTGAGGGATACGACACCTTTTACTTCGACAAGAACATTCTGATCGATGCTTACGATAAATGCAGGGAGGTATGCGGCCATGAAGGATAATGTGATAAGGATGGCGGTCTGCCCGCTGTGCGGAAAGAACTACCACGGCGCTCCGGCCCTTTCGAGAACGGATAACAAAACGCTCATCTGCCCGGACTGCGGAACAAGACAGGCGCTCCAGTCCATCGGCGTGGATGCCGAGGAGCAGGAACAGATCATCGAGACGATCCACCGTCACACGCAGGAGTAATATACACAATTCCTGCGGTGGATATTTGTGTAGATTATGCCTTGGAAATCTACAGAAATAGCTTGCTATTATCGTCGTTCAGAGTGATATATGTACATACCAAAACGAACGGAGGATAACCACCATGATGAACACGAACAACAGCTATTTTGAAGAGATGAAGCGCATCGGCTACGCATGGGAAGAGGCACAGGTCGAACGGAAGAACCGCAAGCAGCAGATCATCGACACCCTCGGCTGGGACAGCGAGGAACTGAAAGCCTGGTACGAAGAGGACAAGGCTGCGGTTTTCCCCTTCCCACAGGGTGCAAGCAAAGCCTACCGCGCATGGGCAGGCAGCATCAGCCGCAAGGAGGACGAGGTCGAGATGGACGATTTCCTTTGGGAAAAGGAAGTACACGACTTCATCGACACGCTCCGCAGGGCGGGCATTCAGACCTTTGTTTACACCAACCAGTCCACAGCGGTGATGGAGAACCTCCACGCCTTTGCCGCAGAAGGTTGCACGATGGACGGGCTTTGCACCATCACTCGGCACGAAGACCGCTGGGGCGATGAGGAGCCGACCGAGGTCATGGGCATCCGGTTCAGCGTGAACTGAGGGTGTAAACCACACAATTTCCCCTTCGGATATTTGTGTAGATTATAGATCGGATTTTTACAGAAATGACTTGCTATTATTGCCGTTCAGAGTGATATATGTACATACCGAAAGGGAAAACAAAGCAAACGGAGGACAAAGACCATGACAATTAACGATGCAATGAGAACCTACAGACTGCCGAACCCCACCACGCCAGAGGACTTGGAATGCCGCTGGAGCAAGGTGCTGAACTTTGGAGACAAGGTGCTTCTTGCTGGGTATTACTACAACGGGCAGAACAAGCCTTCCTACTTCGGAGCGGTTTACGAGTACCTTGAGGACGGCAGGCACGACTGCGAAAGCACCATCGGGCTTTATGCGGCAAGCGAGGTCGAGTTCGAGGATGATGGCCACGCGATTGCCTGGGCGATGCAGCAGTAAGATACAGAAAAACGAATAACCAAAGGGACGAGCCGGAAGGCTCTGTCTCTCGTACAGATAGATTTATGGACGGCTTGCCATTGGCAGGTCATTTTTTATGCCATTCGGGAGGTGAGCATTACGAGAAAACTGAAGAAATACAAACCGACACAGCTTATGGCGAAGACCTCCCGCTATGACAAGGAGGCTGCGGATTATGCCGTCATGTTCATCGAGTCGCTCTGCCACACCAAAGGCACATGGGCGGGAAAGCCCTTTGAACTGATCGACTGGCAGGAGCAGATCATCCGTGACCTTTTTGGTATCTTGAAGCCCAATGGTTACCGCCAGTTCAACACGGCATACATCGAGATACCGAAGAAACAGGGCAAGAGCGAGCTTGCGGCGGCGGTGGCACTCCTTCTCCTCTGCGGAGACGGCGAAGAACGCGCCGAGGTGTACGGCTGTGCCGCCGACAGGAACCAGGCAAAGATCGTCTTTGATGTGGCTGTGGATATGGTGCGGTTCTGCCCGGCACTTGCCAAGCGCGTGAAGATACTGGAGTCGCAGAAAAAGATAACCTATCTGCCAACCAACAGTTCCTACCAGGTGCTGTCGGCTGATGTGGCAAACAAGCACGGTTTCAATACCCACGGCGTTATTTTTGATGAGCTGCACACGCAGCCGAACAGAAAGCTGTTTGATGTCATGCTACAGGGCTCCGGCGATGCAAGGATGCAGCCGCTTTACTTTCTGATCACCACAGCCGGGAATGATACGAATTCCATCTGCTATGAGGTGCATCAGAAAGCCTTGGACATCCAAGCAGGACGGAAGGTCGATCCGACTTTCTATTCCGTTATCTACGGTGCGGCGGAGGATGAGGACTGGACGGACCCGGAGGTCTGGAAGAAAGCAAATCCCTCTCTCGGCATCACGGTCGGTATCGACAAGGTGAAAGCGGCGTGTGATTCCGCACAGCAGAATCCTGGCGAGGAGAACGCATTCCGGCAGTTAAGACTCAATCAATGGGTGAAACAGTCGGTCAGATGGATGCCGATGGACAAGTGGGATGCCTGTGCGTTCCCTGTTTCCGAGGATGATCTGGAGGGTCGTGTCTGTTACGGCGGTCTTGACCTCTCGTCCACAACGGATATTACGGCGTTCGTTCTGGTGTTCCCGCCGCAGGATGAGGAGGATAAATACAGCATCCTTCCGTTCTTCTGGATACCGGAGGAGACCGTTGACCTTCGTGTAAAGCGAGACCATGTTCCCTATGATCTGTGGGAGCGGCAGGGACTTCTGATGACCACGGAGGGCAATGTTGTTCACTACGGATATATTGAAAAATTTATCGAGCGGCTGGGAGAGCGGTTCAACATCCGCGAGATCGCATTTGACCGCTGGGGAGCGGTGCAGATGGTGCAGAACCTTGAGGGCATGGGATTTACGGTCGTTCCGTTCGGACAGGGATTTAAGGATATGTCCCCGCCGACCAAGGAACTGATGAAGCTGACTTTGGAGGAGAAGATCGCACACGGCGGGCATCCCGTCCTGCGGTGGATGATGGACAACATCTTCATCCGTACCGATCCAGCCGGAAACATCAAGGCAGACAAGGAAAAATCGACAGAAAAGATCGATGGCGCGATTGCGACCATCATGGCACTCGACCGGGCGATCCGGTGCGGCAATGAATCTCACGAGAGCGTGTATGACTCCCGTGGGATTTTGTTTATATGAGGAAGGAGCGTGATGAGATATGGGAATATTCAGCGGTTTATTTCGGTCAAGGGATAAGCCCACCGACAGCACGGTCGGTTCGAGATACGCCTTTTACATGGGCGGCAGCTCGTCCGGCAAGGTGGTGACGGAGCGGAGCGCGATGCAGATGACAGCGGTGTATGCCTGTGTGCGTATCCTGTCGGAGGCAATCGCGGGACTTCCGCTCCATATGTACCGCTACAAGGATGACGGCGGCAAGGAAAAGGCGCTCGATCATCCATTATACCTTCTGCTCCATGACGAGCCGAACCCGGAGATGAGTTCATTCGTGTTCAGGGAAACACTGATGACTCATCTTTTGCTTTGGGGAAACGCCTATGCGCAGATCATCCGCAACGGCAAGGGTGAGGTCGTGGCGCTGTATCCGCTGATGCCGAACAAGATGACCGTCAGCAGGGATGAGACAGGACAGCTTTATTACACCTATCAGAAATCCCAGGAAGAGCTGCCGAAGGACAACACCTATACGGTGACGCTCCATCCTTCCGATGTGCTGCATATCCCCGGACTCGGCTTTGACGGTCTGGTGGGATACTCGCCGATCGCGATGGCAAAGAACGCCATCGGGCTTGCGATTGCAACCGAGGAATACGGCAGCAAGTTCTTCGCAAACGGCGCGGCGCCGAGCGGTGTGCTGGAGCATCCCGGAACGATCAAGGACCCGCAGAGGGTGCGCGAGTCATGGATGAGCCAGTTTGGAGGGTCGGCAAACAGCAACAAGATCGCCGTTCTGGAGGAGGGGCTTAAGTACACGCCTATCTCCATCTCGCCGGAACAGGCGCAGTTTCTGGAAACGAGAAAGTTCCAGATCAATGAAATAGCCCGGATTTTCAGAGTGCCTCCGCACATGGTGGGAGACCTTGAGAAGTCGAGTTTTTCCAATATAGAGCAGCAGTCCCTTGAGTTTGTGAAGTACACGCTCGATCCCTGGGTGGTCAGATGGGAACAGTCCATACAGCGGACGCTCCTGACGCCGGAGGAGAAGAAAACATACTTCGTGAAGTTCAACGTGGAAGGGCTGCTCCGTGGAGATTACCAGAGCCGCATGAGCGGGTATGCCACGGCAAGGCAGAACGGCTGGATGAGCGCAAACGACATCCGGGAGCTTGAGAATCTTGACCGCATCCCTGCGGAAGACGGCGGCGATCTCTACCTCGTAAACGGCAACATGCTCCCGCTTAACAGGGCGGGTGCTTTTGCAGATACAACTACTGACCAAGGGAAGGAGGAAGAAGCCAATGAGTCAGACGAAGAAGTTCTGGGCGTGGAAGAACCAGGCGGACGACGGCGGAACCGAGGCAAGGGTGCTTGAACTGTACGGCACGATCGCCGAGGAGAGCTGGTTCGATGACGATATCACGCCCGCGCAGTTCCGTGAGGAGCTGTTTGCCGGGAGCGGTCCCGTGACAGTGTGGATCAACTCGCCCGGCGGAGACTGCATTGCGGCAAGCCAGATATACACCATGCTGATGGATTACAGGGATGACGTGACCGTCAAGATCGACGGCATCGCGGCATCTGCGGCTTCCGTCATCGCAATGGCGGGAACCGAGGTGCTGATGGCTCCCACGGCGCTGATAATGATCCACAATCCTGCGACCATCGCTATGGGCGACCATGAAGACATGCAGAAAGCCATCGAGATGCTGGACGAGGTCAAGGAGAGCATTATCAATGCCTATGAGATCAAGACCAGTCTTTCGAGGGCGAAGCTGTCGCACCTTATGGATGCGGAAACCTGGATGAACGCAAACAAGGCTGTGGAGTTGGGCTTTGCGGACGGCATTCTTGAAGATGAGAAGGCCGCTGACATTGCCGTACCCGCCTATGCGTTTTCAAGGAAGACCGTACAGGCGGCACTGATGAACAAAATCACTGCCAAGGCAAAGCCTGTGCAAAAAGCCGATATCCCGGCAGATGCGCAGACAGACACACCGGCGGGACGCTCGGTCGATGAACTGAAAGCCCGCCTCAACACGATCAAAAACTTTATTTAACGGAGGTAAATCATCATGACTATTATCGAAATGCGTGAGAAGAGAGCAAAGCTGTGGAACACGATGGAGGGTTTCCTCGATACCCACAGAAACGACAAGGGCGTCCTGTCCGCAGAGGATGACGCCACCTATTCCGCTATGGAACAGGATCTGAACGACCTGTCCAACGAGATCCGCCGCATGGAGCGCAGGGACGCTATGGAAGCGGAACTGAACAAGCCTGTGGGCACTCCCATCAAGGAGACTCCCGAAAAGCCGAATGCCGAGATGCAGAAGGGTCGCGCGTCCAATGCCTATAAGGAGGACTTCGGCAGACACCTTCGCGGCAAGGCTCCCATCCACAACGTGCTTTCCGAAAGCACCGACGCGGACGGCGGCTACCTTGTGCCGGAGGAGTTCGAGCGCGACATCGTGACCGGGCTTGACGCAGTAAACGTGGTTCGTTCCATTGCCAAGGTCATCACGACTCAGAATGACAGGAAGATCCCGATTTCCGTTGGCCATTCGGTAGCTAACTGGACTGCTGAGAATGCGGCTTTCACCGAGAGCAATCCCACCTTCGGTCAGAAGGAGATCGACGCCTACAAGCTCACCGACCTTATCCGCATCAGTGTGGAACTTCTGCAGGATGCGGCGTTTCCGCTGGAGGAGTATATTGCCAATGAGTTCGCCAGAGCGTTCGGTGCTGCCGAGGAAGAGGCGTTCTGCGTGGGCAACGGCACGGGGCGTCCTACGGGCATCTTTACCGCCAATGGCGGCGCGGTCGGCGTGACCGCTGCGGCAAACAATGCCATCACAGCGGATGAGCTTATCAACCTCGTATACGCGCTCAAGGCTCCGTATCGCAGGAACGCAAAGTTCCTCATGAACGATGCGACCATCTCTGCCATCCGCAAGCTGAAGGACGGCAACGGCGTGTATCTGTGGCAGCCTTCCCTCCAGGCGGGAGAGCCGGACAAACTGCTCGGCTATGACCTCTATACCTCTCCGTATGCGCCTACTATGGCGGCGGGTGCGTATACCGTTGCATTCGGTGATTTCCAGAACTACTGGATCGGCGACCGTGCGGGCAGAACGGTTCAGCGCCTGAACGAGCTTTATGCTACCAACGGTCAGATCGGTTATGTGGCCACTGAGCGTGTGGACGGCAAGGTCATCCTCGCCGAGGGCATCCAGCTCCTGCAGATGAAAGCGTAAGGAGGACAAGGCTATGAGCGAGTATAACGCAAAGAATTATACCGAACAGGGCGGTGACATCACACACATCGGAGGAACGCTGATCATCGAGGAAGGAGCCTCTGTGGAGGGGCTCCTTTCCACTCCTGCGGAAAACCAGGCAGACAGCGAGGCAACGACTGTGGCTGCTCTGAAAGAGGACTTCAATGGTCTGCTGGCAAAGCTGAAGACTTCCGGACTTATGGCAGCGGACGAATAATAACCGGGCAACCGAGCCGTCCGTGGGAGCGATCCTGCGGGCGGCACAATGGGGTTCCCGGCAAGCCGTAAGGCTTGTTGGGGAGAGGACGAGCAGTGAAGTGAGTGAGCTTTCGTGTTTGCACGAAAACGAACGATACGGAACTTGCGAGGACGAGAAGGGAGTGAGACTATGGCAATTATCACGCTTGATGAGGCAAAGACCTATCTTCGTGTGGACTATTCCGATGAGGATGACCTTATCACGAATTTTATATCTACGGCGGAAAAGCTGGTACAGGATATGTCGCGGCTCTCGGATGATGACTGGGATGCCGCCGATGAAGATACCCTTGCCCGTGTGCGGATAGCCATCCTTTTTACGGTCGCATATCTCTATGAGCATCGTGAGGAGGCAGACCACAGCGCGCTGAACCTGACGCTCCGCTCCCTTCTTTTCGGTATACGGGAGGAGGAATTCTGATGAATATAGCAGCCATGCGGGTGCGCGTCACTTTCCAGAAAAATACGGCCATCGTCGACAAATACGGAAACCACAAAACCGGCTGGGCGGATTATTTCTCCTGCTGGGCGACCGCAGGCTCCAACAATGCGGTAAGCGGGACGGGGAGCGGCTCTGAAAGCACGGGCGTTGTTATCCGTTCCGAAGAGTCTCTTTCCTTTACCTGCAGGTGGTGTTCCGAACTTGCCGCCGTGGAATCCACGAAATACAGGATCGTCTGCGAGGGTAAGACCTATAACATCATTTATGTGAATCCGATGGGCTTCAAGCATAACAGCATCAAGTTTTCCTGCGAACTGGAGGGACAGTCATGAGCCGCCGGGTATCCGTGGACGGCATGGCGGACGCCATCATGGAGGAACTGACGAAGTACTCCGATCTTGCCGCCGATGAACTGAAAGCCGCCGTGAAAGAGACGGCGCAGTCGGTACGCAAGGACATCCAGGCGTCCGCTCCGTCACGCACGGGGAAATATAAAAAATCGTGGTCGGTAAAGACTGTGAAGGAATCCTCGGAAACCATCGACCTGGTGGTGCATTCCAAAAACCGCTATCAGATAGCGCACCTTCTGGAACATGGCCACGCCAAGCGAGGCGGAGGAAGGGTCGCGGCAAGACCGCATATCGCTCCCGCTGAACAGGCAGGAAACGAAAAGCTGGTAAAGACCATCGAGCAGAAGCTGAAAGGGTGATGCCTATGACACACGAAGAAATCGTAACCATGCTGGAGGAGGCAAACCTTCCTCTTGCGTATGACCATTTTGCGGAGGGCGAAAGTCCCGATCCGCCTTTTTTAATCTTCCTATTTCCGGGGACGGACAATATGTTCGCCGACAACAAGGTGTGGCAGAAGATCAACCAGCTGAACATCGAACTGTACACGGACGAAAAGTCGCCGGAAACGGAAGAAACAATCGAGGACATCCTGGACTCCTACGAGATCCCTTATGAGAAGTCGGAGTACTGGATCGAATCGGAAAAGATGTATGAAGTGCTTTATCAAACAGAAATTTTAGGAGGTAACTGACTATGGCAACGAAAAAGAACAAAGTCAAGTTCGGTCTGAAGAACTGCCATTACGCACTGGTCACGCTTGCGGATGACGGTACCGCCACATTCGGCACGCCCGTGGCTATGCCTGGCGCAGTATCCCTTTCGCTTGACGCGGAGGGTGAAAACGAGCCGTTCTACGCCGATGATTCCGTGTACTACATGGTATCGGACAACAACGGCTATTCCGGCGATCTGGAGCTTGCGCTCATCCCGGAGAGTTTTCTTACGGACATCATGCACGAGACCGAGGACAGCAACGGCGTTCTCTATGAGAACAAGGACGTGGAGCCGGAGCATTTTGCACTGCTTTTCGAGTTTACGGGTGACCAGAGGAAGATCCGCCACTGTATGTATTACTGCTCGGCGAGCCGTCCTTCCGTATCCGGCAATACCCGCGAGGATTCTACCGAGGTGCAGACAGAAACACTCTCGCTGACTGTTTCCCCTCTGCCGAGCGGACTGGTGAAGGTCAAGACCGGGACGAACACCACGGCGGCTGTCTATGACGCATGGTACAACTCGGTATATGAGATTTCGACCGAAAGCAGCGGCGAGTAAGGAGGGCTTAAATCATGGCAGTAACAAAAACAATCGCCGTTGACGGCAAGGACGTGACTTTCCGTGCGTCTGCCGCCATCCCGCGGCTTTACAGAAACAAGTTCCACAGGGACATTTACCGTGACCTGAACGAACTTCAGAAAGGGATCGATGAGAACAGTGCCGGGGAATCCAACCTCGACACTTTTTCTTTGGAACTTTTCGAGAACATCGCGTGGCTCATGGCGAGGCACGCCGACTCCGCCGTTCCTGACTCTCCCGAAGAGTGGCTGGACGGCTTCAACACCTTTTCCATCTACGAGGTGCTGCCGCAGATCATCGAACTGTGGGGCATCAACACGCAGCAGCAGGTCGAGTCTAAAAAAAACGTCCCGCCACGGAAAGGGAGATGACAACGCCGCTGTTCCTGCTCCGGTGTGTGCAGATCGGGCTTTCCATCTCGGAACTCGATCTGCTCACCATCGGGACGGTGAACGATATGTATGCGGAAATGTCAAATGATGACTGGGACTACGCGCAGGTCGCTACCCAGGAGCAGATGGACAGATTTTAACGAAGGGAGGCAGGACGCATGGCTGACAGAATTAAGGGCATAACAGTCGAGATCGGCGGCGATACGACCGGCCTCTCGAAAGCCCTGTCCGGCGTAAACAAAGAGATAAAGTCCACGCAGACACAGCTGAAGGACGTCAATAAATTACTGAAGCTTGATCCTACGAATACAACGCTCCTTCAGCAGAAACAGCAGCTCTTAAAGACCGCCATCTCCGAAACGAAGGACAAGCTGACGCAGCTGAAATCCGTGCAGGATCAGATGGACGAGGGCTTGAAGAACGGCACGGTCACGCAGCAGCAGTATGACGCTTGGCAGAGGGAAATCGTAGAAACAGAGAATGAACTGAAGAACCTGCAGAAAGAACTGGATAATTCCTCCACGGCAATGACGAAGCTGACCGCCGCCGGGGAAAAGCTCCAGTCCGTGGGCGACACCATTTCCGGCGTTGGCAAGAAAATGATGCCCGTGACATTGGGCATCACGGCTCTCGGTACTGCAGCAGTATCAACCGCCGCTAACTTCGAGTCTGCCATGTCGCAGGTGCAGGCTACAATGGGCATCACCAAGGACTCCATGTCCGAGGTGGACGGTCAGTCCGTCAATACGATGGACGCGCTTACAGACCTTGCAAAGCAGATGGGTGAAACCACGGCATTCTCCGCTACGGAGTGCGCCGAGGCACTAAATTACCTCGCACTTGCCGGATATGACACACAGGAAATGGTGGACACACTGCCCACCGTTCTGAACCTTGCCGCGGCTGGCGGTATGGAACTTGCCACGGCGTCGGATATGGTGACGGACGCCATGTCCGCTCTCGGCATGGAGACTTCCGATGCGGACGTGATGGTTGACCAGATGGCAAAGACCGCGTCCAGCACCAATACCTCTGTAGAGCAGCTCGGTGAGGGCATCCTCAAGATTGGTGCGACAGCAAGGAGCGTAAAGGGCGGTACGGCGGAACTGAACACGGCGCTCGGTATCCTCGCCAATAACGGTATCAAGGGAGCCGAGGGCGGCACACACCTTCGTAACGTCATCCTCTCCTTGCAGGAGGGCTGTGAGAACGGCGCTATCGCTGTGGGCGATATGTCCGTGCAGGTCTATGACGCTGAAGGAAATATGCGTTCTCTGAACGATATCCTCGGCGACATGAACACGGCGATGGACGGCATGACCGCCGAAGAGAAAAACAACATCATCAGTAAGATCTTCAATAAGACCGACCTTGCGTCCGTCAATGCGCTCCTCGCCAATACGGGTGATACCTGGGATGATTTGCAGAATTCCATCACCAATTCCGCAGGCGCGGCGCAGCAGATGGCGGACACACAGCTTGACAACCTGCAGGGACAGCTGACGCTTTTGAAATCTGCCCTGGAGGGACTTGCCATTTCTATCGGTCAGATTCTGATGCCGTATATCAAGTCCATCGTTTCTCACATTCAGAGTTTCGTGGACTGGCTGAATAACCTCGATGAGCGGACGCAGAAGATTATCGTAACGGTGGCACTTGTCGTGGCGGCGATCGGTCCCGTGCTGATTATCGTGGGAAAGGTCATCTCCTCGGTCGGCACGATCATGACGATCATTCCGAAAGTAACATCTGCTATGTCCACAGTCAAAACGGCAATGATGGGGCTGAACGCAACGATGGCGGCAAATCCGATAGGGCTTGTCATTGCTGCTATCACCGCTCTCGTAGCCGCCTTTATTTATCTTTGGAACACGAATGAGGATTTCCGCAACGCCATCACTGAGATATGGAACGGGCTTGTCGAGAAATTCAAGGCGTTCACGCAGGGCATCGTGGATAAGCTGAATGAGCTGGGATTCAGTTTTTCAGATATCGGAGAAGTTATCAAAGCAGTATGGGATGGTCTTTGTTCCATCCTTGCACCGATGTTTGAGGGCGCTTTCCAGCAGATAGCGAATGTCCTGTCCTACGCTATGGATCTGATACTGAATATCGTGGATATTTTTGTCGGTATCTTTACGGGAGACTGGGACCAGGCGTTAAGCGGAATCAAGGGAATATTTACTTCTACCTGGGACTTCATCTGCAATACCTTCACCAATATTACGAATACGCTGAAAGGCATTCTGGATGCATTCCTCGGTCTGTTCGGGACTTCATGGGATGCGGTCTGGACTTCGATAAAGGATTTCTTTGTGGGAGTCTGGAACGGCATCAGCAGTTTCTTCACAGGCATTGTGACAGGCATACAGAATACGGCAACCACGGTATTTACGGCAAGCAGCAACTTCTTCACTTCCATATGGAACGGGATAAAAACCTTCTTTGAAACAATATGGAATGCAATCAAGACTGCCGTGACCGCATATTTCACGGCTTACCAGACCGTCATTACCACAGTGATGAACGCCATACAGACGGTGATCTCTACGATCTGGAACGCTATCAAAACCGTTATTACGACTGTGCTGAATGCGATCCATACCGCGATTACCACTGCATGGAACGCAGTCAAAACCACGACCTCCACGGTTTTCAATGCCGTAAAGAGCGTGGTCACTTCTGTTTGGAACGGCATAAAGACGGCGGTCATGAATGTGGTAAACACCATGAAGTCAGGCATCAGCAATGGCTTCAATGCAATCAAGAGTACCGTTTCCAATATCGTGAACGGCATAAAGAACACCATCTCCAATGTGTTCAATACCATCTGGAGTACGGTTTCCGGCATCGTGAACAAGCTGAAAAGTGTGTTCAACTTCAGCTGGAGCCTGCCGAAGATCAAGTTGCCGCATTTCTCCATAACGGGCAGCTTCTCGCTGAACCCGCCGTCCATTCCGCATTTCTCCGTGGACTGGTACAAGAAGGCCATGTCGGGCGGCATGATCTTAAAGGACGCTACGATCTTTGGCCAGAGCGGAAATACGCTCCTTGGCGGCGGAGAAGCCGGGGACGAGGCTGTGGTGGGCGTGTCCTCCCTGCGCTCGATGATACAGGACGCAGTGCAGGGCGCGGCTCTGTCGCTTTCGGGTGACCAGCCGCTTATCAACATACAGGAAATGAGCGTAAGGAGCGATGATGATATTCGCAAGATTTCTCAGCAACTGAACACGCTCTTAAATGCTGGCAGACGAGCGAAAGGATATATCTAATATGGGATTTTCATTTAACGGTACGACTTCCCGGTCTATGGGGATCGCCACAAGGATTACAACTGAAAACCGTATGCCGGACTTACGTAACAATACCATCACCATGCCGGGGCATGAGGGCGTTTTCGACTTCGGGGAAACCATCGGCGAGAGGAAGATACAGATTTCCTGCTTTATCCCTCCGGGGAAAAGCGATGAGGACTTCCTCTCGCTGAAGGACGATATCATAGCGTGGCTGAACCCGGACAGTGGGCTGTGCCCGCTTGTCCTTGACAAGGAGCCGGGGCGAGTGTATTCCGCAAGGCTGAACGAGGGCTTCTCCTTCGACAAGGCGGTGAGGAATTCCTGCACCTTTGACCTGACCTTCCTATGTCCCGATCCATACGCCTATGCAGCCACGGACGAGGCATACGATATCGGGAGCGTGGGAACGCATACGGTTTCCCGCTCCCTTGGGAACGCTTACTCCCTGCCGGTATACTCGCTGACGGGAGTGATCCCCTCCGGCACGGACACATACATCACGATAACCACGAATGACAGCGAGTTGAAGATCGTAGGGAAACTTTCTGCCGGAGAAACGCTGGTCATCGACTCGGCTCTCATGACGGCAAAGGTAGTAGACACAAACGGCGATACGCTCCGAAATGGTCTGCCGCTTTTGTCGGAACTTAATTTTCCTGCTTTGGACGTGGGAGAAAATACGGTCACGGTGGCTGTTTCCGGCAGTACGGTGACCTTTACGGAACTTCAAATATCGGCGAGGAGCCGCTGGAGGTGATTTTGTATGGCTTTAAAAAATACGATGAACACGCAGGATGCCTTTACCGGGCAATTCCCCACATCGTGGGGAAAGGACGGACTGTGGCGCTTCAATGAATCTGAACCGGATGCGAACACCTGCACGGCGGACTCCTCCGGGAACGGACGCGACGCCTATATTAACAAGTGGAGCGGTACGACTGCCGATTTTAAGACAGGGCATCTCGGTAATTACTTTCAAATGAACATCAACAATCCGTCCTCGGAGCAGACCTATCTGCGTGTATCCAATGACGGCACGATGTTCTCGGATATCGGTGAGAGGATCGTGGTCGGCGGCTGGATGAAGCCCACCACTTATTCCGTGGGCAACACATACACGCCGCTCTTATCCACGAGAGCGGGAACGGGCAATCCGATCTTTTACCTGTCCCTTATCCGTGGAAAGCCGAGACTGATGCTCTACAATTCTTCCGGCTCTCTGATATTAGATACGTCGGTCACTCCATCGTTCAATCTGGAAAATGCCAAGTGGTACTTCATCGCGGCTGTGATTGAGCCGGATAGCAAGAGAGCCTGGTATGTACTCGGCAGCAGGGAAAGCGGCGCGGTGTGGAAATCATCCGCATTGACCTTCACGGGTGAACTGAACCGTTCTTGTACGGCAGACCTTATATGGGGAATGCTGAACAGTTCCTACTGGTACGCAGGCGGCTTTGACGACTGGTTCCTGGACTGCAATTCGGATCTGACCACTGACGATATCGCCGAGTGGTTTTTGAAATCCCTTTCTGCCAATGGTGCGGACACGGATTCTGATGTGGACGGTCTGACCACAGAAGATTCGGTCACGCTCAAAGCAACGGGCGGCGTCTATCCCGAAAGCGGTGTGCTAATCACAGCCGCCACGGAGTGCGGGATAACAGGCACGAGCAGGGTTTCTGTCAAGGCGGAGACGTCTCCGGGCGTGACATCCGTTTCGCTGGTCGAGACATCGACATCGGATGACCTCGCCACCTGGACGGACTGGATTTCCATTGGTACGGGCGGAGCATTGCAGTCTCCGTCAAAGAAGTACATTCGGTACCGCATCACACTTTCCACCACGAATACGGCGAGGACACCGGTGCTGACGGCAATAAGCCTGTATGACAATCCGAAACCGCTGTATTCGCAGCTTGGCTATGCACGTCCCGTTATCCTTGGAGATGATGATACCGCAGAGGCTGTGCTTGAGAACGCCTACGACATCATTGTCACCAGCGAGATCAACGGCATCGATACGCTGGAATTCAAGCTGCCCTTCAAGGACAGCAAGCGTGAGTATGTGGAGAACGAAAAGCAGGTGCGCATCGTATCCGATACCTATCGCATCCGTACCGTAACCGATGATAAGGACGAGAGCGGCAAGGCGATCACTTCCGTGTATGCGGAGGCGGCGTTTTATGACCTGTCCTTCTCCGCCAAGAAGGAAGAGAACACCTTCACGGCGGATACCGCTGATGTTCCGATGGCGTATGCACTGCAGGGTACGGAATGGGAAGTCGGCGTGGTGAACGTCAGCACCAAGAGGACATGGACATCGACCGAGAATAACGCGCTCTCTATTCTCCGCCATGTGCAGAACATCCACGGCGGCGACCTGATCTTTGATAACGCCAACAAGCTGGTGAACCTTCTGACCTTCTCCGGCACAGACTCCGGGGCATTGTTTTGCTACAGGAAGAACATGAAATCCATCCAGAGGGTGATCGACACCACGAGCCTTATCACAAGGCTCTATGCTGTCGGTGCGGACGGCATAACCTTTGCCAATATCAATGACGGAAAGCCCTATGTGGAGGACTTTACCTATACGAGTGAGGTGCGCATCAAGACGCTGGACTGCTCGAATTTCACGAACCCTTATCAGATGCTGGAGTTTGCCAATATGCGCCTTGCGGACTATGCGGCGCCGCGAATTTCCTATGTGCTGAAAGCAATGGACTTGACCGTGCTGACGGGCTACGAGCATGAGGCATGGAACCTTGGTGATACGGTCATGGTGGTGGATGAGGATTTAGACCTTTCCATCAAGACAAGGATCGTCCGCCGGGAGTATAACCTGCAGGAACCCTGGAACACGGTACTGGAACTTTCCACAACGCTCCGTGAACTTGGCGATTCCACGTCTCAGTGGGACGCCGCCGCAGATGTCCTTGAGGGTGCAAACTACATCGACAACCAGCAGCTGCAGAACTTCGTGCCGTTCAACCATCTGAAAAACTCCCGTGGCGATGATGGCTTTGCCTATTGGACGAATTCCGGCTTTTCGGTGGATGGAGATAACGGCGTGACAGGCACGGCCTCCTTCAAGTGCGAGGGCGCGTACAACGCCACCAAGTACATGGAGCAGACTGTCACTCCCTCCAACCGTGACAGCTATACTTTCTCGGCTCAGATCGCTACGGAGAACCTCAGTCTCGGCAGCAGCGGACAGGTCGGCGTGGAGATCGTGATCGAGTACGAGGACGGCAGCACGGAAACGAGGACGATAGACCTCATATCCTCCTCAGATACGGAGGTGTGACGCTATGGCAAGTTTTACTCATGTGCATGGCACGGTAAGCCCACAGTATGGCAGGGTCGCAAAGATTACGGTCAGAATATTTGTGAATGACTGCACGGGGACGGTATACATCACGGATATGAATTTGCAGGACGGCTCCCTTGCCTCCGGCTGGGTCGGTCATGTGAGCGAGATAGAGTGGACACAGGACGGTGATTAAATGGCTGATTTTGAACGCTTTGTAGAGGTTATTTCCAAAAAAGAGGATAAGCGTGTGGTCAATATCACCGTCCGTCCGATTGTCACAGACTGCGAGGGCGATATCTGGTTTACTGATCTTATGCTCCAGGAGGGCGATATGCTGTCGGGATATACGCCTCACACGAAAGGGTTTCTCAAGGAATCGGAGAATGATCCCGTGTGGTTCAACGGCATCGTCCGCTCGGAAGAGACAGTGATCCTTTTGAACCTCGGCGGAACATCGGCGGGGCTTGACATCCACCTCTATCCGAAACAGGACATGGAGGGCGGCTCGGTCACGCTGGCGCAGGGTGCCGGCGGTCAGAAAGCGACCTTCCCGAACGCCATGTATGCCGGGGACGATTTGGCTCTGCTGGCATCCACGCGGGAATGCAAGAGGAACGGCAGCGCGGAAACAAAGTACGGATTCTTCCAGTACAGCGCGGCGTGGGATTCCAAGCATATAGTCTCCCTGCCGCAGGGAAAGTCTGCACAGCTTTTATATTCGATGCAGGAAATGGACAATGGAGGTGAACTGCTCTGATGGACACATTAAAGGGAAAGAAAATCATGGTGTGGACGTTCATGGGCAACACCAGAATGTATAACGCTCTGCGTGACTACGGCGACCGCATCAGCCAGATCGGACTTTTCTCCTTCAAGGTCAGGGCTACTGGGGAGATTTACGAGAGCGGCGTGGCGATTTCCAATATGCTCACCTACATCAACCGCTATCCTCATATCAAGTGGCTTTTGACCGTAGCGAATGACGGAGCGAACAGCATCTTCAAAGCCCTGCGGGACAACACGAACGGAGCGCAGGATATGTTCCTCTCGGAACTTGTCCGCATCATGCAGAAATATCCGTGGTGTGACGGCATCGACATCGACCTCGAAAAAGGCGATGGCTATTCCACGCATGAAGCGTCCACGGCGATGTTCCGCAATATCTACAACACGGTCAAGAATTACGATTCTTCCAAGATGATGAATATCTGCCTGCCGGGTATGACTTCGGTCAACGGCTCGGTCGGCGGTGAGAACTGGTGCGTATATGCCGACCTCAACAATTACTGCGATACCGCGTCTATCATGAGCTACGGCATGGCATGGGCAGGCTCAGCGCCGGGACCGGTGTCCCCGCGTTCCTGGCTTGAGGGTATCTACGATTATGCCTCCGAGGTCATGGACACGGAGAAGGTGTTCCTCGGTATGCCCGCCTACGGCTGGAACTGGCAGATCTACGACCTGCCGTCCAATATCGGAAAGACCTATCGCGGTACATCACAGACCTACTATGCGGCGCAGAACTGGCTGAAGGGTGTGTATAACTTCACGGACGATCAGCCGCCGCAACCGTTCATCCCATTCGTGGGATATTGGGACGATAACAACAAGGTGCCGTGGGCGCTCCCTCATGTGTACGACTACATGGAAGGACGGGACGCCGACAGCTACGAGTACCCGCAGATGTCCGGGACATACAATGGCAGGCACTATCTGACCGCATACAGCAAGCAGCAGAAAACGGAGTTTGAAAACATCATCGTTGACCATGACGGCGCCAACTACGCCAGCGCATCCGGCATCGTATCCATCGAGAACGGTGTCGCCACACTTGGTGATGAAGGAGCGGTCACTTACCAATTTACCGTCAGCACGGCGGGAACCTACGATGTAGCGGTGCGGCTCTGTTATCCCTTCTGGGACAAGAACGGCATCTATGTGTCGCTGGACGGAACGACTACGCACTTTACGGAGAGCCGCCTGTGGTGGCCGTACTGGAGGACTACCTTCTGGACTGCGCTTGCAAGCGGCGTGAGCCTTTCCGCAGGAACGCATACCATAAAGATTTCAGTCGATGTGAAGGGCGTACAGTTTTACGGTTTCCGCGTTTGCTCGTCCTTTTCGGAAGAGCCGTCCGCAGGAGAAGCGACCTATTCTTTTTCCCCACGGCAGTTCAAGGATGTGGAGGGCAACATGGTCGGTCCCGACCGTGGTTTCCGTCTCACCTTGGAAATGCTCCGAAGAAAGCCGGACTCGGCTCTTATCTGGTACGAGGACTTCCGTGACTACGGCGTGTTGGAGACAAACTACTGGACGGTGCTGTCAGGTTCCTTTACCGTGTGGCGGTCAGATGAATACTCCACGGAGCGCGTCTACTCCCAGCTTGACGGCAGCGGTCAGCTTGCATGGAAGTATGACGGCTTTTCGGATATCCACCTCCGGGCAA